CACCAATTTATGCCAAGCCACGTTTAGAGTTCACCAAGGCTAAGTACCTTGAAAACACTCTACGTGCAAAGTTCCTTGGCGATGAAGATGCAGCGATGTATGTTCGCGCTGCCGATAACGAAACAACAACTGCACCTGGCATGATTCCAACTCGTCAGTTGACAGAAATTATTAACCCATTATCAAATGCAGACCGCCCAATGATTCAATCAATCAGCGGCGGAACATTACCTGATGCAGGCCTTGTGTTCCAGATTCCAAAGGTAACTGCTGTACCAACAGTAGACCAAATTAATGAGAATCAGGCAATTGCTGATTCACAACTTACTGCATCCTTTATCAACGTTGATGTCAAGCCATTCAAAGGCCGTGCTATCACAACTGTGGAACTCATCGATCGATCAAGTCCGGCATTTTTTGATGAGCTTGTACGCCAAATGGAGTTTGCATACGCAAAAGAAACTGATTACTACGTAACAGCTGAAATTGCTAACAATGGCGTTCTAAACGCAGATGCAACAACCGAAGACAAGACAGGCCTTTTGACTTACATCGCAAACGCTGCTGGTGCAATCTACAAAGGTACACTTGGCTTTGCTCGCAACATCGTTGTGTCACCTGAGGCATGGAGCAAAATCATGTCTTACGAAGACGGCGGCAGACCAATTTATATCGCATCAAATCCACAGAATAATGGTGGTGTTCTTTCACCAGATTCTGTATCAGGAACTGTTGCAGGCTTAACCCTTCGTGTCAACCGCCAAATCTCCGGAACTGGTCAAACAGGTCTAGGCGATTACTCAATGGTAGTTGTAAACCCAAATTCCTATCAATGGTTTGAATCACCACGCTTCCAGCTACGTACCAATGTAAACAGCGATGGCACAATTGACTTGCTGTACTACGGATATGGTGCATTAGCTACCAAGGTTGGCGCTGGTGCAAACTGGTTCAACAAGTCCTGATCTAACTAACTAGATCGTAGAGTTACCCCGGCGCACAGCCCTTGCGCCGGGGCTAACATTAGAAAGGAAAGACAATGCCTGCAACATACGTAACTGAAGCGGAACTGCGTTCTGCCCTTGGCATTGGTGCTTTATACAGCTCAGCAGTAGTGGAAGAATGCTGCCAAGCAGCAGAAAACATTGTAAAAGACAAGCTATGGTTTAATGACCAATCTGTTGTAGCCTTAGAAGGATTTGGCACGTACGGCAAGATTTTCTTACCTAGCACAGAAAAGCAATTTTATGTAGGCCAAACAGTAACAGTAGAAAACGTGCGCCAGCATTTTAATGGCAATCAGACGTTAACCGCTGTAAATGGCCAATCACTAACTTTTGATTTAAATCAATCTGTAACAGAGCCTTATCATCAAGTAGTGCCTTATGGTCGCGTTTACGCTGCTACTAACATTGATTACGAAACATTACCTGAAGTAAACCTAGCATCTCTAATGATTGCTGTTGACATTTGGCAGGCTCGCCAAGCTTCAAACGCTGGTGGCATTTCACCAGACTTTCAACCTTCGCCGTATCGCATGGGCAATACCTTAATGGCACGTGTTCGCGGTTTACTTGCGGATCACTTAGCACCGGGCGGTCAAGTAGGATAATGTCAGCAATCTCTACCCTACGAGGAACAATCGCGGCTGCGCTAACTGACAATACGGCGTGGCAGGTGTTTTCCTTCCCACCTGCCACACCGCTCAGTAACAGCATAGTTGTCCAACCAGGTGACCCCTACATCGAACCCAGCAACGACCATTACAAAACAGTTAAGCCTAAGGTCAACTTTAAGTTAATAGTTTTAGCGCCTATGTTTGATAACCAAGGCAACCTGATAAACATTGAAGATTATTATCTAAATATAGTAAACAAGCTGGAAGCATCATCAATTGCTTATACAATTGGAACTTTCAGCGCACCAGCGGTCTTAACCGGAACAGCAGGCGATTTGTTGTCCGGTGAAGTATCAATCAGCGTTCTATCCGATTGGAGTTAATATGGCTGATAATGACAAAGAGCGTGAGGCTTTTCTGATCAAGATTGGTCAGATTACCCCTAACGCACAAAAGAAAGAACCAAAACCAACAAAGAAAGATGAGGAGTAATCGTGGCGATTACGCTTAACAATAAGGTCGGATTGAAAATCAACGCGATTGATCTCAGCGACCATGTAACATCCGTAACACTTAATCAATCTTTTGCAGAGCTTCCTGTTACAGCGATGGGTGATGCTTCAGAGAAGTTTGTAAAAGGATTGGAAACAGCAACTTTAACTGTGTCATTTCTTAATGACCAGGCAGCTGCCTCAGTATTAGATACCTTGTCAGATGCTTATGGTACAACTGTTGCTTGGAAACTTCTCCAAGATTCAGCGGCAGCAGTATCAGCAACTAACAAACTATTTTCTGGTGATATTTTGATAAACAATCTAACACCGATTAATGGAGCAGTTGGCGATATGTCAACACAAGACATCACATTTACTGTAAACTCAGTAGTAACAGTAGCCGACACAGGCACGTTCTAATTTAACAAAGGGGCAAAAAATGGCAAGTCTTAAAGTTGTAAGGGCAGATGGCACGGAAAGTATCCACGAGATAACTCCTGCGATTGAGTTTGCTTTTGAGCAGTATGCTAAGAAAGGCTTTTACAGAGCTTTTAGAGAAGACCAAAAGCAAAGTGACATATATTGGCTTGCATGGGAATGTCTGCGCAGAGCAGATGCTCCAGAGGTTTATCCATTTGGGGATAAGTTTCTAGGTACTTTGAAGGCTGTTGAAGTTCTTGGTGATGATTCCCCAAATGGCTAACGCGTGATTCCTTAACGTACAGAATAGCCCAACTATCTGTACATACAGGAATTGCGCCTAATGAGTTTATTAACATGGACAGCAGTATGTTGAAAGCCATACAAGAAGTCCTAAAGAAGCAAGCGGAAGATAGGAAAAATGCCAGTAATAATAGAAGGGGTCGTAGGTCTTAAAAAAGCATTAAGACAGCTTGCCCCTGATATTAAGAAGGAAATGGATAAAGAAATCCGCAACGCTCTTAAGCCAATTATTAAAGATGCCAGGTCTAAAGTTGATGGCAAAGCCCCTGGCGATTTAATTAACTGGAATGATCCTGGATATGAACGCAAGCCTAGAGTGCCTGGAAGAAAGGAAGCGTTCCCGTCCTATAACCAAACAATTATTCGCAGGGGTTTGACCTACTCAGTTGCCAATAGTCGGATGAAAAACTCTGGTTTTGTGTCTTTATTTACTTTGTTTAACAAATCTCGCACAGGTGCAATTATAGAAACAGCAGGGCGCGTAGGTTCACCGAACCCCAGAGCTGCTTCAAATAATCCAGAAGCAGGCGAAAGATTTATTGGTGCTATGAATGGCATTGGTGGTCTTGTTGATTATTCTGGCAGAGGGCGCAAGTCCACAGGTCGTTTGCTATATGCTGCCTACGCACGAAACCAAGGCAGAGCTTTAAACGCTACGTTAATTGCAATTGAGAAGGCACAGAGGAATCTTGCCAATCGTATTTTGAGCGATAGAAAGGCTGCATAATGGCATTAACTGAATCAGATATTAAAATCATTATTGCAGGTGAACTAAAGAAAAAAGGTTTTCAAGATGCAGAGAAAGCAACCAATTCTTTAGAAAAGAAGTTTAAGTCACTAGCTAAAACAGTAGTAGCGGTATTTTCTGTACGCGAGGTTGTGCAGTTTGGTAAGGCTGCTGTAAAGGCTTTTGAAGAAGATGAAGTAGCAGCTAGACGATTTGAATCAGCATTGAAGGGTGTCAATTTAGGCTTTGCAACACCTGAGATAGAAAACTATTTAGAGAACCTAGAGAAGTTTACAGCAATTACAAAAGGTCAATTAAGACCTGCTTTTCAAACATTAGCTGCGACCACACGCTCAGTTACTATGTCGCAAGATTTACTCAATACTGCCATTGATGTATCAACTGGTACTGGCGTAGACCTGCAAACTGTTATCAACGATTTAAGCCGATCCTTCTTAGGTAACAATACAAGCCTAGCCAAGTATGAGTTAGGGCTCAGCAAGTCAGAATTAAAAGCCAAATCATTTAACGAAATACAGGAACTATTAAACAATCAGTTTAGTGGTCAAAGGGCAGCCTTCTTAGATACTTATGCTGGCAAGGTTAGTTTGCTTGAAGCAAGTTATGAGCGCATGCAAACTACCATTGGCTCAGGCTTAGTGGATGCTTTTACTTTATTGGCTGGTGAAAATGGTATTGCAGGCGCTACTGATTCAATGGAACGTTTTGGCGTTGTGGCTGCCGATGTTATCCGTGGTGTTGGCGTTGCCATTGATGAAGTTCAAAACAGATTACCTTTTATCACATCTATATTTGATAAAAGCAACATACCTGTTATCGGTGCTTATTTAGACATATTAGAAACATTAGGAAAACAACAAAGACCATTGTTCTTCCCAGCTGCTGGTATTGGACAACCAGGAGTTGACAAACGCTTAGCAACTATTGAAAATGAAGCGATCAAGCGTCAAAAAGAATTAGAAAAACTTAGAACAAAGCAGGCCAAAGAACAAGCCAAGTTAAACCGATTAAAACAAATCAGTTTAATGCTTATTCAAAAAGAAGCACGTTTTGACCTAAATAGAATCCAATTAGCTGCTGCCTTGCAAGGCAAACTGACAGATGAAGAACGTAAACGTGTTGAAGAATTGATGTTGATTGAGGACATCAAACAGGCTATTGCTGAGAAGGATGTAGACAAAGCCGAAAAACTACTTGATGAACTAAACAAGGTTAGAACTGAAACCGAGGCTCTAGCCGAATCATTATTAGATTTAGAGGCAGGCAATCCATTCTCTAAATGGCCTGATTATTTTGCTGCTGCAAAGAAAAATCTACAAGATTTGTTTGATTCATTAGCAAAACAGCAATTAGTATTAAACGAATTAACTAGCGGTATTGCAGCAGGCAGGGCAAAAGCCAATCAAAGTGTTATAGATGCTAAAACAGATCGTACAACTGCTTATGCGGTTGCCGCTGGTAGGACAAGAGAAGAAGCTGAACGAGCTACAAGGGAAGCAGCAGAAGCAGCAGCGCAAGCCGCTAAAGCTTTACTTGAAGCACAAAACGAAGCAGAAAGAGTAGCTGCACAAGAAGGCATAAGAGCAGCGGAAGAAGCAGCAAGAGCCGCACAACTGCTAACAGAAACAATTGCAGTAGCCGACTTTGCAACTGCTTTAGCAGCTGAATCTGAAGCTAATGAGTTTCTGAATCAATCAATGGATGCAGCATTCTACGCTGGGATTATTCCTAACGTTGAGATAAATGTAAATGTTGAAGGCAACGTAACAACCGCTGAAGATTTGGCTGAGGTCATAACTGACATTCAGTACAACTATCAAAGAACAGGCAAGGGCTTACTGCTCAGCAGTAGGGCAATTTAATGCCAGCACCAACGCTGCGTGTCTTTGTTGACTTTGATAGTGATACCGCTTTTGAGATTAACCCTTTAATCTTAGGTAGTGCTACTGAAGGCATACTAGATACCAATACCCTGGGCTCAGGCACGTTGCCTGTTGAGATTACAGACCTAGTTACCAAGGTTTCTATTAGGCGTGGTCGCAATCGTTTGACATCTCAGTTTGAGGCTGGAACAGCCAATGTGACTTTGTATGATCAGACAGGCGATTGGAATCCAACCAACCCTGCCAGCATCTACCATCCAAACCTTGTTCCGCTTAGACAGATAATTATCTACGCCACGTACAACAGCCAAGATTACTTTCTATTCTCAGGCTTTATTAACACTTATGACACAGGCTTCAGGCAAGGCAACGATGAACTAAGCACAGTTACCCTGCGCTGCGTAGATGGCTTTAAGTTGCTTGCAGGATCGGGCATAACAACTGTTACAGGCGCAGGAGTTCAGACTTCAGGCGCTAGAGTCAATGCCATCCTAGATGAGATTGAATGGCCTTTAAGCTTGCGTAACGTAGACACAGGAGATACAACCCTACAAGCCGACCCAGGCACAGACAGGGATGCCCTTCAGGCGCTCTTTAACGTGGAACAGAGCGAGTTTGGCGGCATCTTCCTAGATGCCAATGGCAAGGTTGATTTCGTAAGCCGTAATGCCCTTATAGCCACGCCAGCGTTCCCGCTCTATGAGTTTAGCGATCAAGGCACAGACATCTCATACACCAATGCCGTAGTTGCCTTTGATGATACAAACCTGGTAAATGATGTGACTATCACACGACTAGGCGGCACGGCTCAAAATGTATTTGACCAGCCTTCAATTGATAAGTTCTTCCTACATTCAGGCCAGCGTTCAGACATCTTGGTACAAACCGATGCTGAAGCTTTAAGCCAAGCGCAAGGCATCCTAGCCACACGCAAAGACCCTGAAGTACGCATAGATAGCATTCAGCTAAATCTCTATGATGATGCAAACCCCAATAAGCCATTGGCAGGGGTAGACATAGAATTGCTTGATGGTGTAACAGTTACTAAGACCACCCCAGGCTCTACCAGCGTGGTGCAATCAAGCCTAGTAAATGCTATTCATCACGACATTACCAAGTCATCCTGGATGACTACCCTATACACAACCGAACCACTATTAGCAGGCTTTGTCCTAGATTCCGATGTATCGGGTATACTAGACACAGACGTGCTGAGCTACTAAGGAGAACAAATGGCAGGCGCAGGATATAAGTTATTCGCCACAGGCGATGTGCTAACGGCAGCTCAGGTTAACACCTATTTAAACGAGCAGACAGTTATGGTGTTTGCCGATTCATCAGCTAGAACAACTGCTCTTAGCGGTGTCCTTGCTGAAGGCATGATGTCTTACCTACAAGATACTAATGCTGTTGAAGTCTATGATGGCTCATCCTGGGTATCTGTTGGATCAAGCGGTGATATTACTGGCATTACAACTGGCACGGATTCAGGTTTATCAGGTGGCGTTACAAGCGGTACAGCAACCCTAAGATTGAAGTTAGAGTTTGATGCAGAAACAGGAACAACTTACACACTTGTAGCAGGCAACCTGAATCAGTTAGTTACACTTAACAATGCAAGTCCCATTACGTTAACTGTACCGCCAAGCGTATTTAGCGCAGGTGATGTAATAAACATAGCGCAGATAGGCGCAGGCCAAGTAACCCTAGCGCAAGGCGCAGGCGTAACAATAACTAGCACAGGTGCAACAGCTAGCGCACCTAAACTACGCGCGCAACACAGCGCAGCTTCTATTATATGTACAGCATCTAACACGTTTTTAGTTGTTGGAGATATTGCCTAATGAGTTTAATCGGGATTATTGCTTCACAAAATTATCCGCGCACCATAACAGTTGATTATTTAGTTGTTGCTGGCGGTGGTGGAGCGTCTTTTGGTGGCGGTGGCGCTGGTGGTTTGCGCTCAACAGTTACCGCAACTGGTGGCGGTGGATCACTTGAAAGCGCTCTATCATTAGTAAGAGGAACTAATTACACAGTTACAGTTGGAGCAGGTGGAACAAGGGGTACTTTTGGTGGCACAGCCACAAATGGCTCTAATTCTGTATTTTCTACAACAACCTCAACTGGCGGTGGAAACGGCGGTGGTGCTAATGATAATACAAGCGCGGGAAATTCTGGTGGCGCAGGTGGCGGTGGCGGTCACGGAACTGGAAACTCAGGCAATGTAATTTCACCCTCAAATGGTGGCGCTGGAACTGCCAACCAAGGTTACGCAGGTGGCGCAGGTAGAGAAGACCCTAATTTTGGTGCTGGTGGTGGCGGTGGTGCAGGAGCTACAGGCGGAACGCCTAGTACAACCGTTGGCGGTTCAGGTGGAAATGGTGTAGCGGTTTCAATTTCTGGCTCATCAGTAACTTATGCTGGCGGCGGTGGTGGCGGTTATGTCGGCGCAGGTGGAAGTGGCGGCGGTGGTGACGGTGGAACTGCTGTATATGGTAGGGGAGTTGATGGAGATGCTAATACTGGCGGTGGCGGTGGCGGAGCAAATAGAGTAAACATATCGACTCTTGGTGGTGGAGCTGGCGGAAGCGGTATAGTTATTTTGCGTTTCCCAACTGCTGCTGCAACTATAACCATTGGTGCAGGTCTAACAGGATCAACAACCACAAGCGGCCTAAATACTATTGCAACAATTACTGCTGGCACGGGAAATGTGAGTTGGTCATAATGGCACATTACGCATTTTTAGATGAAAACAAAATAGTAACGGAAATTATAGCAGGCATTGATGAAACTGAACTCATTGAAGGTTTAGATACTGAAACTTGGTATGGCAATTTTAGAGGCCAAACCTGCAAGCGCACTTCATACAATAACAATATTAGAAAACAGTATGCAGGCATTGGCTACACTTACGATGCCATAAATGATGTCTTTATAGCGCCACAACCTTATCTATCTTGGTCGCTAGATCAAAACTTTGATTGGCAACCACCAACACCGATGCCCACAGAGGGTTTTTGGTATTGGGATGAAGATAGCCTTAGTTGGCTAGAACAATCTTTATAGATAATGCCTAAACTATGCAAAGCTGGTCAGCAATTACGCGAGCAGATAGATGATGCGTTCCCCGATAGAAGTAGAACTTCACCAGAGGGGTGGCTCGGTGACCAACGTCATGCAGCGCGTAAGTCCGATCACAATCCAACTGCTGAAGGCATTGTACGTGCCATTGACATTAACGCTAATCTGCAAGCCAACCCAGCCGAAGCATTTGATTTGGCAGATCAGTTACGGCTACTTGCCCGATCTGATAAGAGAATCAGTTACATTATCTTCAACAGCAAAATTGCCAGTTGGAAGAAAAACTACAAGTGGAGAAAATACACAGGCATAAATCCACATAAGACACACATTCATATTAGCTTTACTGCTAAGGGCGATTCAGATGGCAGTATGTTTCAAATCCCTATATTGACAGGAGAGCCCTTAAATGGAGCAAGCAAAGGCAGTAGCAGCAAGTTGGGCAAGAAGCTTTTTAGCCGCAGGAATAGCAACTTATTTAGCGGTGGGCTGGGATGTACCTGCAATTGTAAATGCAGCGTTAGTAGCAAGCCTTCCAGTAATACTGAGATGGCTTAACCCTAACGATACGGCATTTGGTCGGCGTTGAGCCCGGCTGAATGGGCAGGGTTTGTAGCTGCCATCCTTTCCTGCTGTGCGCTTATTGTCGGTGGGCTTAGATACATTATCCGACATGAAGTGCCTTCAATACTTGAAGCATCAAATATCGTGTCGCGCATAGATAAACTTGAATCAA